GCTTTGAACATTGCAGTCTGTTGCTCATTAGACAAGTTGGTCATGTCCAACTGTAGGAATGACTGAGCGTTTTGAACAGCGGCCTGTTGTCTGTTGCTAAGGTTAGTCATGTCCATAGACGCAACAGCTGTAGCATTCTGCAAGATAGCCTGTTGGTTAGCATTCAACTCAGCTAGTCCTATTGTACTCATCAGATTTGAGTTATGAAGAACTGCTTGTTGCTCAGCTGTAAATGTTACATTACCAGCCTCAAAGTATTTAGCAGCGTTAGCAATAGCTGTCTGTTGTTTGTTATCAATCTTTTTACCTTGAAGTGCAGCCTCTAAGTTAGCGTTTGCAATATACGCTTGCTGGTTCGAGCTAAGGTTTGCTAGGTTAGTTTGAAGTGTGTTCAGGTTATCCTGCATCAACCCCTGTTGTCTGTTAGACAGGTTGACGTTGCTGACCTCAGCGTATCTAGCAGCTTCAGCTAGATTACTCTGCTGTTGATTAGTTAAATTCTGCCCTTGCAGTGAAGCCTTGATCTGAGCATTAGCAATCACTGCTTGCTGCATGTTACTCAAATTCTGAGACTGCAGGTTGAAAGCATTCTGAGAGTTTTGTAGGGCAGCCGCTTGCTCAGCGTTAAAGTTAGCTAGCTTTACACCCTGTTGCGCTGCAGCATTGGCTAGGGAAACCTGTTGCTGACGGTTTAGATTGTTCAGCTTCATTTCTCTAAATGCGGTAGCGTCTGCTTGTGCAATAGGAATAGCTGACTCCATAGTTGCTTGAACGATAGCAGCTGCTGCCATTGAACTACCACCTAAGCCACGGGATGCCATAGCTGCGTTAGCTGCTCTCATAGCACCTGCCGCCCAGGCAGGGGTACCATCATCAAAGGACTTCATAAGACTTTCTAGCTGGCCCTGAACGGTGTCTACTGCCTCGATCTTTCCTTCTTTGAACTCAGCTAGTGTGGCGTCATCAACATTAAACGCTTTAAGTTTAGCAGCTACAGCAGTGGCATCTTCTGATAAACCATCTGAGGTAATTGCTTGAGCTTGTGCCATGTCAGACTCAGCAATCTGTGCTGGCTCAGGAATCTCATTAGGCTGGACAGTTGTTTTAGCAGCTTGAATATTATCAGGCACAGCAGCGTTAGCGATCTTTGCTTTAACTGCTTCTTCGTCTAGCCCCTGTGCTTGAGCTAGTTCTTTCTCATCAACAACACGCTCACCTGAGATAACTTGCTGGACTCTGTTAGGGTCCATCGTAGCTGCTTTAGCTTTAGCATCAGCAGATAGTTCGCCTTGCTGTGCTGTTACTTGTGCCTCAGGGCTTAAACCATCTAGTGTAGAGGCTGTCACAGTTGATAGCTCATCTCTTACACCTTGAGTTCCAGCAGTTGCTGAGTATGTAGTCGCTGTTCCAGCTGTAGGGACATCAGATGTAGTACCTGTCGCTGTTGTAGCTGTGACAGGAGAGATAGCTCCAGCCTGACCAGTGCCAGCAGCAATATTTGTGCCTGGAGCATTTGGATCAATCAGAGCTACTTGCTGTTGTTTAACGAGTGACTCTCTGTCCCCCATAGCACCAGCAGCTAAGTTCTGAGCGCCTTGAGTAATTCCGTCACGTTGCAGCTGATTTTGCTGTTGCTGCCGTACGTAGTCCATGAACTCAGGGTTGTTACGCATCTCCTCTTGCATACGTGTCCCTGCGTCTTGAAGAGCTTTTACTTCTGGAGAGTTGTTTATACGATTAGTAAGTTCACGGGCAGCTTGGCTTTGCAACCGTCTTTCACCACTTTCAAGAAGACGTTGATCTTTTGCAGAAATTATACCATCCCCATCTACATCTAAGTAAGGGTAACTTTGTATAAGATTTGCATCTTGAGCAAAGGGGCTATCACCCATAATCTCTTTATATCTAAGTATGTTTTGAACTTCTTCCCCAGCCTTAACAGGATCAGCAAAAGCACCAGGACCATTTAGGAATTCAGCTACAGCATTAAAGTCTGACAGGTCTATATTTTTCAAAGCTTGTTTAGCGTCCTCAGACAGGTCATTGGTGTTTTGGAGACCTGCTGCGTTATCTACGCCAAAGATACCTGTTACTAACTCTTTTTGTTTATTCTGAGCACTCTGCTGTAGTGCAGGTAGGTCATACTTGTTAGAAATAAAACCGTGATAAGCTTGCGGGTCGAAAGCAGTTGCTCCTACCTCTAGTGCTTGCCCTGGGGTTTGTGTGGCGAAGTCTGGACTAGTAACACCAGGCTGTAGGTAAGGGCGTGTAACTGAGTAGTCATACTGAGTTTGCGCTGGTGCCTGTGCAGGCTGACCTGGCGTTACTATAGGAGGTTGTGTTGGTGTAGGTGGGTTTATCCCTACTTCACCGCCTCCTGTAGGTGGTTGCAAGCCTGTCCAATCTGGGTATTCAACAGCACCTTGATATTGTCTACCTGCGGTTGGCCTTGACTTCAACAGGTTATCAGGAGTAGACATTCCGTTATAGGTAGTGTCAAGGGGGATACTCTGCCCAGCCATAGGGTTTTCAGGTCTTTCAGGTCTTTCAGGCTCAGTCATACCACCTTCAGCAAAGGCAACTTCGTGTAATGGCTTTTTATCTTGACCTCTTCTCTGTGCTACCTCTTTCATGAAAGCAGCAGACAAGCCCCTTTCTTCAAGGAACTCTCTTTGTTGAGGTGTCAATCTTACTTGATCTTTCATTGTATTATCCTATTACCATTTGCCTTGGCTTTTTCCTATGAAGTAGGTGGCTATTCCTAAAAGTCCTACAGTTATTATTAACAAAAGGATACCCACAGTCCACTCAATTATAGCGTCTTTTATTTCTTGCTGACGAAACTCATGCTTCTTCTTTTGCTCTCTCATCTCTCTAAGAATATCTTTGTATTCTTGAAGACCTTTTGGACCATGAACAAATTGAATCATATTCTCTAAGTCTTTTTTAAGTTCTTGAGCTTTCCTTTTTGCAGCGAAAGCTTCAGCAGCTTCTTTCTCTAAGCCAGACCCAAAAGACTTGTACCACGGTGGGTTCTTGGCTCTACGCTCTGCCTCGTTAAGGTCAGCCCATGCCCCAGCAAATTTAGTCATAGCTTGGGATGTATCTCTCCCCGCATTTATAAGCTGACGCATTTGACTTACAGCGGTGGAAGCTACAGACAAAGCTGTGATTGGATCAATCATGGGGTATCTCTTTTATTAAATTAGAAAAAACCCCGTGATTATTAGTTATTGTTGTTAGGGTACCTTATAAATTATTCAGTTCTACTTCTTTCCATCATATCACGAATGGCTTTTATATTCTCATCCATTCTGCCTAAGGTAACAGCTTGGCCTTGGACAATCTTTTCCACTGTTTGAAGACGGGTTTCATTACGTATAATATCTTTTGAATTTTGTTTAATTGCACTATCTAGTGTTGAGACATACCAGACCAGCGCAACTGTTTGCATTACGATAGCAACTATAAAAGTTACAGGTACAGACTTGGATAAGTGCCAACTCTCATTCATGCTACAGCCCCGCAACAATAAATGCTAGAAGTTCTGTATAACGCACACCCCATGTAGTTGTCTCTACTGCACCTTTAGGGGCTCCTTCTTGGGTAGCATACGACTTCTTTTTACCGTTGTCTTCAGTAGTCACCCACTCAACTGTCTTAGTTAGCATAGCGTAGTCAAACGGGTTAAGGCTTTCATCCTCAAATGCTTGCTTAACATCTTGAGCCAAGATACCAAAGTGGTAACGGGCTGCGTCACCCTTCTCTTCAACAGATGTAATCCAGCGGTACTTACGTAGAAGACCTTTAAGAGCTTGTGCTACTCGTGTTTCTGCCTCAGAGATAGCTACAACATCTTGCTTAAGTGCTGAGTCTGATGTCTGAATTGTAGAGTTTGTAGCGTAAACGTCATCCCATTTGTAAAGACTACTACCTAAGTCATACTTATCGTTTTCTAAAGGCATAAATGCCTGTGATTCACCTGACCAAAATACAGCACGGTCAGTGCCATCGTTGGCTTGAGAGAATAGATATATGTCTGTCCAGTTTTTAAGTGTCTCTAGTCTTACATCATCGTCAGATTCTACTTCAATTTTAAAGTTATCAACAGTGTCAGATGTACCTCTAATAGCAATATTGGTCCCTTTTAGTCGTATATTACCAGATGTTGATGTAATGTTTAAATGATCTTTACTGTTTAAAGACAGGCTACCTGAAGTGCCTGAATAACCCCCCGCATATACCTCTAAGTCTTGGTTATCTTTAGATATAAGGAGAGTTTTACCAGATGAAGCAAAGTTAAATTGTAGCTTTTCGTTTTCTGACTGATTACCTACCCAGACAGAACCGCTATACGACGTAGGAGCTAATACGTGTGTACTTGAGTCAAGACCACCTACAAGTGCGGATTTGAACACGGGAGTGAGGGTACCATTAACAGCAACATTAAGGTTTATAAACCCATTTCGACCTGCACTAGTCGAAAGAACTTCTGAGCCGCCCGTGATATTAGCAAACTCATGCCAAGGCCCATTCATGTCTGTGTTATCAGCAGTTTCTTGAGTAAAGGATACCTTACCTATTATAGAACCTGTTGAAGGATCAATGTCCGTATTTCTAAGTTCTAGGTTAGCCATCCTATCTACAGAGCCGTAGTCGGTGTGGCTAACTACAACCTTACCCTCAGTGTTTGTGAAGGCTGAGGTTATGTGTGTGTTAGTGTCACCATTAATGTAGAAGTCGCTTCTACTAAGGACACCTGCATTATTTATACGAGGGCCACTAGAAATACTACCAAAGTACGTATACGTAGCATCCATAACTACTTCGTGATTACCAGCGTCTATGTAGACTGTTTCGTGACCATCCCCTAGTCTAATCTTACCGTCACCACCATTAAACTCTAGTACATCAACTAGGCTACCATTATATGCTGCCTGTAGTTTTAGAAGAGCATCATGCGCTGCAGTTGTTGTCTGTTTAGGGGTAGCTATCAGACGGCCATAGTTACCAACTGTAGTGCCATTCGATGTCTTCATCTGAAGATTTAGAGACACCTCTGTTGTATCTACAAAAGGATTATCGTCGTTGTAAATCTCTAGCCTGTACTGGTCGTCATCGCCTACATAGCCAGTCTTTTTGAATGTAACTTTATCCTGTGAGTCAATAAGAAGCTGTTGGCCCACTTCTATTCTTTGCTGACCTGAGTCTAAGTGAAATTTAATCTTTTGAGAACTTGAAGTACCAGACTTAAAAGTAACCTCGTCTGCTGATGTTGTGAATACATGAGAACCAACAGTGATTACTTGAAAAGCTGTGCTGTTGTAGTTCTGAATAGCACTTACACCATTCAGTTGAAGAGGAGTAGTAGCTGAGGTATCTCCAATGACCAGAGAAGCCCCTTGTGTTTCTATATTAACGACACCTGAAGTCTCTTTAAAATCTAACAGGTTTTTATTAAGCTCTACTTTATTAGAGCTATTCTCTTGGATAAACAGGCTATTCCCTGACCCGTAACCAATGGTAAAGTTACTGAGACCACTAATAGAGTTAATATTAGTAAGGATAGGGTTTGTATTTAAAGTTGTAGAACTAATAATAAGGTTGCTGCCATCCTGCAGCCACTGAAAAGAGCCTGAACTTTGATCCCAGAAAGCAATACGGTCAGCCCCAGGACTAGATAGGTTTTCTAAGCCAAGGTGGCTTAAGTTTAAAGTACGGCTAGCGGTAATATTACCACCGCCAGATAGGCCAGTACCACCTAAAATAGACACGTTAGCGTGATTGACATGTTCGTTAGCTACAAACCCACCTAAGTTGTCGTGATTGATGTTTGCTTCGTCAACTTGAAGAGTACGACTTGTAGTAAGGTCGCCACCGCCTTGCAAACCCGTGCCAGCTAGAATAGAAACTGTTGAGTGGTCTACGTGTTCGTTAGATACAAACCCGCTTAAGTCATCGTGTACAATCTCTGAGTCTGTTGTGCTGAAAGTCACAGTGTTGTCTGACACAGTAGCAGATATACCTGTGCTGCCTGTAAAAGTAAGAGACTCACTATCTAGATCAATAGCAGTAATGTTTGTACCATCTGTAATGTCTAGGTCTTGCGCAGTAATGTTTGTGTCAACGTAATTCTTCACAGCCAAGCTAGTAGGAACAGCTGTATTAGACCCTGTAGTGATTGTTGTATCTACAGATGTTAACTCTGTGCCGCCGTTAAAGACAACACCGTTTGTGTCAATATGATTGAAGTACCCAGTGTCAAATCTGTTAGCACTTGCACCAATGTCTAAACTAGTCTCACCCGCTGCAGGACGCACATTATCAGAGGTAAAAACGTACTCACCTGTTGGGCCTGTCACCTCAATCCTAGCACCATTACCAGCTGTACCATCGTGAGCGTGACCACCCGTAGAGTTAAAAGCGGATTCAACAGCATTGAACTCGTCGTTTAAATCTGTAGCGTCAATGATGTTACCATTTGAGATGTTGCCATCAGCATCTTGTCTTTGATAACCTGCCATACTATTATCCTTACTGTCTATCGTTCTGTCTGAACTCTAAGAGGGCTGTGTCCAGTGTAAATGTTGGGTTTGTTGAGTTGTCACTAATACGTAAAGCAACAGTTTTTCCTGATCCAATAACGTTAAGGTTATAAACCTTGTCTAGTTCACCGCCAAATGTTGTAGCCTGTGTTACAGAAGGCGGGATAAGAACTACAAAAACTTCGTCACCTTCACTTGCGGCTGTGTTAAGTGTAACTGTAATATCGTAGTTACTACCATCAGCTACACTCGCAACAGTAAAGTTTGTTGTCTCTGTTCCGTTAACAGTTACTGTCACTTTGTTTTTATCTGTTCCCACTGTGTAAGGAACATCCTGAGTTACGAAGTCTGTTTGAGAGGCTTCAGCTGTAAAGGCTGTAGTTTGTGTAAGGACAGAGGTAGGATCACCAAAGAAAAAAACCTGACTACCCGTACTTGAAATAGTCTGTGTTGCGGGTTGAACTACACCGTCTTCTGGCCTTCTATCAAAATCAAACTTCAGAGATACAGAAATATTTGTTGAACCCTGAGGGTCTATATACAAAGTATTCTTGTAAAAAGTCTTGCGCATCTGGGGGTCAGATATAGGCATAAAAGGGGACTCGTAGATAGCTTCAATATCATCCCCGTCAAAAGAAGAACCTGTATCTAGTTGATAGAGGTACCCATCTGTGTTTCCAAAGCAAATAGTCTCAACAGTATCTGTATAATCGTTATCAATAGCGTTTACTTTGATACCTTTTGTTTTAGCCCAGGCTAGCCCAGAGGCACCTTGTGAAGAGAACTTAGTTACTAAAAGACCTTGAGCACCACTTGCTTGCTGACTTTCAATAAAACTAAATATTCTGTACTGCGCTTTTTTCTTTAAGGTTACTGAAGTAAATTCATTAGACGAAGTAATAAATTTTCTAGCATCCTGTGTAATAATATCAGAGGGTACTTCCAACCCAAAGTCACCAATACGGTCAGTAGCACTTAAAAGTCTAACACCATCGTCAGATAAGTACATGATGTCACCACCGACTTCCTGTATTGTATCCCCGTCGATACAACCAATGTTGCTAGTGATAGGGCTTTGTGTGATGTCAGCACTACTAGAACCTACTAGTCTTTGAATGGTGTTCTTAGTAAATACAATAAGCTGTTCACGAAAGACAGCTAGGCCCGTGATCTGATCTCTAAAGTTATAAACTTCAGCTAAAGAACCAGCACTAAAAGTTGTAGGTTGATCTGGTGCACTTACATACAAGAAGTTATCTTTAGAAAAACAAAGTAGAGTTTTATACAAAACTACGTGTTCTGCACCCTCAAGGTCAGGGCTAATGCTAGACGTAAACTCTGTAAAGGTGTCATTCTCATCCACAGTGATAGGATAGTTCACACCATCTACAAAAACAAAAGTTCTGTTGTTGTTAAAGTTATACTCAGCGTGTCTTACTCTGCTGCCTAAAGCTGAAGCAGACCCCAGAGATGTCCAAGTACTCCCTGTGGTTGTGTGGTACTCTGTGACGTTGCTGGCATTCTTTCTTGCAGCTATTGCCTTGGTTGCATTAACAACTTTTACACCTAAAACATTTCCTGACCCTGGAACAACAGTATCAGTAAACTTTGTATACCCTTTTATTTTAGAGTACCCACCCTCTTTGTTAGGCTCAAAGTTCTGTAGGATAGTGGCTGAACCAACAGCATTAGTCCCCTGCTGAAGAGGACTCATGTTAGAAATAAGCCCACCACGGAATTCGATGGGGAATGTCTGCCATTGTGTAGCCATTAGAATCTTACTCGTGAGTCTCTAACATATTCTGTTCTATTGATGTGTAAGCCACGAAGGTTCTTTAAGCCTTGGTTAAACTTAGCTTCAGCAATCTGTGCTGCTTGTGTGTCCCCCCTAAATTGGTAGACATAGAACATAGCCCCATCAATAATCACATACCTGTATTGCTCAGGGACGTTAGGGACATCATCATGTAGCTCAAGATCGTAAGTAGTACGGTAGTATTCGTAGACTACTTCATAAGCTTTATCTGGGGAGGGATAAAAGATTAAGTCCCTGCTTGGTGCCCTAACAACAAACCTAGGAACTGATCTTACTGATGTATTAGAGTTATACTCAAAATCAGCGTATTTGTCAAGGTACTCTTCGTACTGAATAATTTTTAGTTTAATAGTTTCAACATCTAAGCTAGCATCTCTTTTAATTCTAAAAGAGTTCATATCTACAGTTTTAGCATCGTAAGGCATACTGTAGCGAACTTCCCCAGGAAGAAGAACCTCAGTTTCTTCTACGTGGTTCCAAGGCCAGTTGTATTCTTCTTGATTAATATGACGAATAGAACTGTTAACAGCGTCCTTAGCAAAGCTGTAAAACCCAGCTGCTGCAGCAAAGTTCGCAGTAGTTACTTCAACCTCGTTAAGGCGGCGGTTAATATCATTTACTAGACCAATATAATCGTAAGCCATCTTACTTCTCCCTCACTCTTAGGAAGACTGATCTCTCATAAGTTAAACCCACTGTAGTAGAAATCTTACAGGTAATACGGTAGCGAATATTATTAGTCCCTGCACTTAGCCTTACGGTTGTAACTTTACCGTTACTAATAGTAGTACCCGCAAACAGAACAATCAAACCGTTAATAGGTGTGTTATTCACAGCCTCAGTCTTAACACCGTCTGCGTCATCAACGTACCAAGTAGCAGAACTAACTTGGTCAGTACCTAAAAACCTAGACCAGTCTATACTGTAGTCTAACGTTTCATCTTCATCTTTATCAGGCCATTTGTAAGACATGCGGTGTCCTTATGCTACAATATGGACAGTGTAATTCGTGTCCATCTTTTCAATATAAACTGTTCTATTTTCTGGCGTGACATGCACCGTTCTGTTTGTATCCGTAGAAACTACGTACAAAGTTCTGTCCTCTGTGACGACATGTGCTGTCTTGTTATTATCAAAGGAAACTAGGTAAAGGGTTCTGTTTCTGTCATACGCATCAGCATACCGCTGGAAGTCAAATAGAACACCGTCACCTGTAACACCACCGTTAGTGAACTCGACTAGCTGAGAACTTAGAGTAACATTGGCAATACCTGTTACAGAGGCAAAGTCTTCTATGTCAAGAGTGCTTAGTGTAGTTCCTAAAGTTATACTCGCTTGAGCGTCAAAGTCAATACTGTTTACGTTTATTGAAGTACTTACAGCACTAATATTAACTGCAGCTTTAGCATCATAGTCTAAGTCTTCTGCTGTAAACGTAGCAGTAGTGACAGGTAAAGTTGTATTAGCTTCAGCTATAAACGTTACGTCTTCTACAGTCTGACTTGCTGTAGCTGCTGCTAGTGTTGTATTAGCCTGAGCATCGTAGTCTACTGCGTTAATGTCAAACGAAGCTGTAACTACAGATGTTGAAACATTAGCTTTAGCGTCGAAGTCTAAGTCATTAGCTGTAAAGCTGGCTGTAGCTGCACTGGGCGTTATGTTAGCTTTAGCATCAAACAGAACGTCATTGATAGACATAGACGAAAGGACAGCAACTACCTCTGTTGAGGCTTTAGCATCAAACTCAATGTCTAAAGAAAATAAAGCAGATGTACTTGCTAGTGTAGTTATAGCTTGGGCATCATAGTCTAAAGCACTAATAAACCCTGTAGACAAAACAGTGCTTACAAAAGCGTTAGCTGCTGCAGAAGTAGTAGCTTGAGAAAAGGGTACCTCAGAGAATGTGCTAAAACCTAACAATGTTTAATCCCCTAGATACACTCTAAATGTTTTAATCTTTTCAAAAGAGTCTAAGTTTTCTTCTATCTCAGCTTCGTATTTTATTTTAGTAGATATTATTTCATAGCATCGCAAAGCAGTAGAGTCTACATAAACAGGCATTTGCAACTCTGTGTATCCTTGCTCTTTTAACCAGTCTGTAAAAGTATGCCACCATTCAACACGTGTTACATAAGAGCGTGTGCCGTTTATGTTAGCCCAAAAGCCTATATCTGCCACATATGTAGTTCCGTTAATTAGACCTGATGTAAAAGCTATAGGGTCACCGTTGTAGTACCCCACAGTAAAAACAGCATTAGGCTCTTGGTGATTTAAGGATACGACCCTAGTCCAGTAAGCTAAAGTTTCTTCATCAGAAGCATTCTCACCGTGTTTGTAAGCAACAGAGGATTTTGCTTGAGTCATACCGTCTGTTACACACTTACGCACCAAGTCGTAGTCTACCTCGTGGAAGTTAGCATACGTATACATATTAGGTGTACCCTATTTCGAAAGCATAAGACGATGCTGTGGTAATAGTGGAGTCGTAGTTATCTTGATTTATAACAGCTCTGCTATAAAGCTGAGCAGCATAACCAATGTCATTCTTCCATCCGCTAGGAATAAACTCCAGTAACTCTTTATTGTTTAGATATATTCTAATATAATCAAAAGGTCTTAAACGTACCTCACCAGACGCCATTGTATAAGTGGCGGTTCTAGTGGCATTTTGATAAGTAAAACCTATACTATTAATAGGGCTTGTAAGGTCAGCGGGGTCTAATTTAACTTGTATTGTGTTTGGGTAATCTTTTAAAACCTGTGCATTTGAAACGTCTTCAAACATAATGCCCCAAATGTCTGTCATGTTTGTTTGAGTATAAGGAAAGTTTAGTGTTACGATACCTTTGCTTACTGATCTGGCAGAGGGTGTCATAGTTTTCGTATTAGTTGAAACCCTAGAGTAAGCAGTCCCATGCCCCGACTCAACAAAGTATAACCTTAAGGTACCTATGTTACTACCTAATCTTGCAACGTTAAAGAAAATCTCAATTTGTCCTGTCCCGCCTCCGTCATGTGCAGAGTTAGTTTCTGGGGTTCCTGATCCAAATGTTAATTCAGGTGATCTTAAAAAGTAGTAGCTGTTAAGGGTGGACGATCCTGAGGTTTCAGCATACATATAGTAAGACCCATCTGAGGCATCCGTTCTACCTGTATTTGCAGAACCTGTGCCACCCGCATCTCTAACAAACCTATAGTTAGCTAAAGAGCCACTTACCGTACTCCAAGTAAAGTCATCGTAAAGGGCCCATACGTCTTGCGAGGAAGGGGTACTAGAAGTTTTAGCAACTGTTTGCCAAGACTCGCTACTACTTTCCCAGCTGTAGTTAGTGGCTGCTGTATCCCCTTGAATACCATTTATTGTAATGTTATCTATTTGTATATCGCCTTCATACGAAGTTCCAGTTCCTCCGTTTTGATATATAAATAGAAGACGACCTGTTCTACCTACAAGCTCATTTAGGTTATATTGAAATATGGGTTCTTTCCAAGGGGTAGGTTGAAAACCACTAGGGGCAGGAAATGAAGATTCTGTTAAAGACCCATAGTTACATTGAAACTGTCTCCAAGCATCTTCTTGCCCAGACACCTGCATAATAAGAACAAAAGGATTGTTCAATAAAGTTCTCTGCCCATAGAACTGACTCATACGCCTTTCACTACCCGCTGGCCAAGGATTGTGAGGGTTAGACAACTTGATAATGTCAGCATCATTTAGAGACACCTGAGTACCTGAGGTTCCACCCGCCTCAATATGCAAGTCATTAAGACTTATAGCACCAGTAGTCTGAAGTGTCATTGCTTAGCCTCCAACTCTGCAACACGCTTTTCTAACTCCTTGATGGACTCAACAAGCAAAGGTACAAGTCTTGCATAGTCTACTGTCAGGTACTCTTTACCAGACTTAGAATAAATATTACCTTCCTCATCTGTAGCTGTATCAAATGGGGCTAGGTCTACAGCCTCTGGCATAACCTCTTGTACAGCTTGCGCAGATAGAGCTACTTGTTTCTCGTTATTGTTGAAGCCGTGGTCTTTAGCTATATCATTCTCGAAATAGTAGAAGCCCTCTAAAGATTTAACTTTATCTAAGGGGTTCTCAATACCACCAACTTTAGTTTTTAAACGTTCATCTGAGTAATACGCTATGATGTTACTTGAAGCTCTAAGCTCGCCAGATATTTCTACACCGTAAGAGGTTGTACGTAAACACTCTCCACCATTTTCGTATAGTACTGTGTAAGGCCTAGATGTGTTAGTAAACATGTAGAGTAGCGCATGGTTCGTACCTTCCGTATCCTCACCTTGGAAGTAGATATTACCATTAGAATGATTGTAGTTTATGAAGTAAGTATGCGACCCGTTGAAGTACATACCAAAGTCTGCTTCGTTTCCTAAATGAATTTTGTAGTTGTCTTGCCACTCGGTGTTTGCACTTACATTGTCAGCAGCATCACTACGAATGAAGCTACTACCATGCACACCATCCACCTTGTCAGCATCTAGGCCAGAGCCTGAACCGTCATTGCCAGATGTCCACAGGCCAAGCTGAGATACTAACGTGGCTGGGGTGATATAACGAAGATAGGTGTCGTTAGATGCGTAAATTCTATCGATGGTGTTAGTAGTTTGCCCTGATGTTGTGTTGATCCAGCCAAGCTGTAAGTAACCACTACTGTCACGCACAGGGACAGTCTGCGGCGCGTCGCGGGTTGTGCTGGCATGATACCCGTCCAGCCTATCAGCATCTAAGCCAGAGCCAGAGCCGTCGTTGCCTCCGTGCCATATGGTATAACCATTAAAGGTCATTGTGGACGGTGAAATGGTTAAGGAATTATCAAAAGCATTTGTCGAGTGCGACCCAAAAGCACCTGCCATGTACCCAAGATGCAATGTGTTCGAAGAATACGCCCCAAATTGCCAGAAACCATCTGTTGTTTTTATACCAATTACTGGATCCCATCCGCCGTAGGATTGCTGCATAATGTGTGGTATATGAGTGCTCGGTGTTTGCATTGCGGAATTCCAAGAGAAACCCCTGCCATCGAAACGGTAAGCTGCTGTAAGACTATTACCTGCATCTAATGTTCCTGAAAACGTGTCATTGGCATCACTCCGCAAAAAGCTGCTACCTTGGATGCCATCAAGCAAATCTGCATCTAAGCCAGAACCAGAACCGTCATTGCCAGCATGCCATGCAGTGTTACCTGCAATATTTATACCGCCGCTAACAGTTTCCAACACAACATTACTGTCATAATACAAACGAACATAAGGCGTTGTCGTATCGTTATGCATAGAGATGAGGTTGTGGTTGACCCCGCCTGTGCCCTCGCCTTGCCAGTAAAAACTCCCAGTTGCATGTAAGTAGTTGCGGAAATAGGTGTCAGTACCATTATGCCACATACGGAAGTCTGCACCGTTGCCAAGACGAATCTGATAGTTATCCTGCCATTCTGTGTTGCCTGTCACGTCGTCATTAGCATTACTTGCGATGTAGGTGCTATGGCTGTGACTATCATCAGCCACCGTCACACTAAGTGTAGCATCACCAAGGTTTGTAAAAGTAGCTGAACCAGATACATCACCAGAAAGCGTTAATGTAGGCGACTTTGCAACAGCCCCTATCCAAGTACCAGAGCTATTCCAAAGTGAAACGTTACTTGCTACATTCCAGCTACCAGTAGAGTTATTTGAAGCGTACCAACCTGCGCCAGTACCACCATTTAACCTAA